TTTGGAATTTTTGGAATATTTTTGCTATTTAAAGGATATATTTTCAGAATGTCAATAAAATGAATCGCAGGTATTCTGCTAATTTGGTATTTTAATTCAATATCATCAATATCTTTAATTTGTATAATCTTTGGCTTTATTAACATTATCAATCCTGCATGTTAAATTAAAGACAAGTAATGTTATTTTTTCATTTTGGTGTAAATATCGAAAGCGGCAACTTTGAACTTATTAACACAACTATCAACAAAACTATCATCTTTTATTTTGCTTACAAAAGAAGATAAAAAACCTCTGCTTTTTTCAAATTTTAGGAATGGAAAATTGTATTTAAACATTTCTAGCTCAATTAACATTAGCGTAGTAGTATCATTAACATATGAGTTGATTACATGATAACTATTTAATGCAATTGGTTCATCGTTGCCATTGAATCCCTCGACATAACTCATAAGCTTAATCATTAAGGCTTCATTGACTTTATACTCGCCAACTTTTGGGATTAAAGAAGACGGATACCCAGCCAATATTTCTCTGCCAACAATCGCAGGCAAACGACTAATATTAAATTTTAAAATGTTGCCATCAATATTAGTTATCTCTATTAATTTAGGTTTTATTAGCATTTTATCTGTCCTTTTAAAATATTGTATTAACCTACTTTGTTTTCAAATCTAAAAGTATAACTCTTGGTTTTAATTCTTGCATTGCTTGACATAGAAGTACCAGCACTCCCACTTATGATAACACCATTTCTAAGAACAATTGGTCTCAGATTAGGATATATAATAGTTACAGTAATATTATCTTTAGCAGACGCTTTGCCTTTAGCACCTCTATTTGCTTCATGTAATACACTTAAAGCTATATCATCAACACCATTCGGAACTACAGCAATAGTAAACTCTATTGGTTGAGGCGTCGTCCATGACACCATGTCGCCATTAACTCCCATCGCTGTCTCTGTTAATTGTAGATCCGCAAAATCAATAGGGTCTACATCATCAGCAAGTTGAGTAATTGGAAATCCTACAGGAAAAGTCTTGCTTCCTGCCACAATAATTGTAGTGCCACTACCTGAAATATCTGCCATTTTATATTTTCCTTATATTAAATTAGTATGTGTGAACCAGTAATTTTATTTATAGAATCTGATTTACTGTATATAATTGTGTAATTAGCTAAGTATTCCACAACACCATCAACTGTTTCAGATGTAAGCTCAACATTTAGCCAAAAACCTTGTTCCTCAACATTTCTGTAAGCATTATCATCATTAGCTATCTGACCTATATATAATTTTTGAGTGTTAGTTAGTGGCTTGCCTACAGATATAACACCATTTTTCAAAGCTTCTTCAATAACATTTTGTAGTGTTAATGATATTTGACCAGCTCCGCTAGCATTCCAAGGTATTTGCTCTAATGCTAGTTGTAGCTCAATTAAAGCTGAACCGCACGCACCCTTGAACCATGCTTCATTTATGAATATATTTTCATAGCTAGGATCAACAGCAAGCCCCATCAAATTACCTCTTTGATAAAAAGATATATTTTGACCTGCTGTCTGAGTTTGACCATAATAATTTATTCTTAAGCTATCTAATACATCAGACTGTGCAGTCTCTGTAACAGACGGAGTTAGACTAGCCTGCTGATACATATAATTCTTAATAGAGTTAGATTTTGAATAATCAGTTGACGCAGCAATACAAGCAGGCATCATTTCGTGGTACTCATTAGCTACACTAGAAGCCAAAATAATATCTACACCGCCGTATGTATTTAAAGCATCATAATGAGCTTGTGCATCATCATAACTTGTAGATGTTAAATATAGATATCTATTATTTTGTAATTTAGACCATTGAGCAACTTCTAGTTTAGTATCAATAGTAAATGTATCAGTAAATAAGAATGTAATAAAATTAGAGCTTATATTAACAGTATTATCAAGTGTTTCTGTTATTGTTTTTTCACTTAAACCATCAGAGAATATAGCTGAAGCATTCCATTCTAAAAGATTTACGATATCAGTACCATTTAGAGAAGATGATACGCTAATTGTAGCAGTTACAGTATCGCCACTAACTAAGTCAAAAGAACTTCTAGTAGCATTGTATGATACAGTAGCATTTGCAAATTGGGTATCTGATACTAATTGTATCTGTGTTTGTATTAATAATGCAACATCAGCTAAACTGACTGCAGTTGTTAAATCAGTAGTAATTAAATGAGTAATTCCACCTATCTCTAGATTGAATGTAGCATCAGAAATAGCAGTAAAATCAGTCAATACTTTTTGAGTTTTACCGCCATAAATTAAAGCACTAGAATCGGTCGGATTATACTTATAAAAACTAATTTTATTAGGCGATGTTATGCTTTTAGAAACAAAACCAAAATAAAAAGAAGCTCTTCTATATTCTTCGGAATTAGTACCAAAATACAAACCAACTTCTGACGCAGAATCAAAATCTACAACTGTGCTAGTTGGTATTAATGCGTTGCTACTAATAATTCTAAGGATTGGCTCTACTCGTGCTACAGAAGCACCAGCACCAACTCCTGATGTTATATCAACATATTTTATGAAATTAATCGCCATTTTAAACCTCTTTTAATGTTTGGTTAATTTTATCTATTTTATTTATATTATATTCTAATTCTTGAGTGTGTATAATAACAAAATCAAAACTAGGATTATATTGATAATTATCTGCTCCATTTGTGAAAGGAGTATTGATAATATTACTTATTCTTAATATTTCTAAGTTATTTTCTTTTAGTATATTAATTGTTTCTGTACTTTGCAATATCATTTTAACATAATTACACAAATCTTTTGCTGTTATATTAAGATTTTCTATGTCTTGTTTCAATATTGTGTTTACTTGAAATTTTGTTTCAGATACTTGTAATTCTTTATATATTAATTTATCTTGGTCTTTATTGTATGTTGAGTGTCTACCCATATATCCAATATCATTATCGCCAACATTGAAGAAATAAACGGTATTTTCTCTCATACCTTGTTTTGTCGGTTGATAATTAAGAAGCACATTAGCATCAATATTAAGTGCTGATAAGCCGTTTATGATTATATTTCCAACAATATCATTAATGTCATAATCTAACACACAGAACACCTACCCAACCGTTATAAACATACCAATCTTCTTTATCTAGAACTTGGTAAGTATCATTACCATATACAATACGATCGCTAGATGTATTTGTATCAATTTCTGTTATTTCCGTATCAGTATATAAAATTCTATAATGCTTATTAATGTCTAAACCACGCTGTGAATACAAACTTGAAGATACAACTTGAAAGCTTCCAGATATCTGCACTGGCTCAGCATAAGACGGAACAACAACAAAACCTTTACCAGTAACATTGCCAAGGAATTTTTTATAAAAAATAATATCTGTACCTACTGAACCGCCTATAGCATTAGAGGCTATTTTATACAAATTTCCAATCATTTATTAACCTCATAGTTAACAGAATCTAACATATAACCAGTATCTATAAGAGGTTTAGAAAATCCCTTTTTATCAATTGTTAATTGTGCTAATGCTGGAGCTGTTAGCTCTTTTATTGATGTTTTTATGTCGCCTTGAACGACCAACCCCAAAGTATTAAATGAGGTCTTAAAATCGCCCCCACGAACGAAGTCTTTCTTAATCATGAAATCAAAAGTCTTCTTCCATTCTTTAGCCTTTTTCAAAGCAGTTCGCATAAATGGTCGTGGAGGTTGTCTTTTTTGTGGAACGCCATACTCGTTTGACATTGCTACTTGAGCAACGCTTTTCCCATCTTCATATTTAGCACTCGAAAGAAAACCAACTTGTACTTTCATATCAGCTAAATTATTAGCGATTTTCTTAATGTCAATACTTGTTTTCTTATTTACTTTCATTATCTCTTAAATCCTAATGTTGAATTTGAACCACCAATGTAATACCCACCAGCAGACCACAAACTAAATAATGCTAGAATCTCTTCACCATAAATAGTTTTGTTTAAAAAATATTGAAAAGCAGATTTGCTTATTCTTGATTCAAAAGATACAGATATCTTATCAATACTAGCACTAGATACAATACCAGCTGTACCACCACGATTAGAGGCAGTGTAAATGCCAATTTGCAAGATGTGAGCAGTCATTAAATATAAAACATATTTAAGCCTATTTTCATCTAAATAACAACTAGTGTTATTTGATATAAACATTTCGGCACTATCAAATGCTCTCAATACAACAGAATCAGATATACCATCGAATATTGAATATTTAATTCTAAATTCTGCTATATCAAATACTATGCTAGCCATTTACTCCACCGCGAAAGTTGGGTTTAAATCTTTTATATGCTTAAAATCTTCTTTTGTTTTTTGTGCTGACTTGTCTTTTTTTGCCATATCTTTTGAAACTTTTGGGGCTTCAATATTTTTATTTTCAACAGTTAAAAAACCATTTTCAAGATGTTTTTTAAAGTGATAGTTTTCTTTTATCAATTCGTACTTATCTTGTGCAATACATGTCACCGCTACCTGTTTAACTAACAAAGTTAACTTATTCGCAACATTAGCTTTGCCTGCGATTGTTACTTTGCTTTTTGCAAAACCATTGTCATAAATTATATAATCGTTATCTGAACTCATCGTTGAATATATATAAACATTTGCCATTTCTAAAAAGTCCTTTTAATTTAATTTTCATACTAGTTATGATGATATTAATTTATCATCATAATAATTATACTACATTCCAGTAGCTCTGTATACCGCGTAAGGTCTATGTACAATAGTACCAGCACAAGAGTTTCTGAATTTCTCTGATTGTGTATCGTAAGTTATCATTGTACCAACAGATTCGATTTTAGAAACGACAAGTTGGCTCATAACAGCACCTGTATCAGATGAATCACCAAGCAGATTGTCAACAAACATATAAAATACATTTGCTCCACCGTTTGCATCATTTAGCTCAGACATTGGTACAATCGTACATCTAGGATATGTTTCATTTATCCATTTTCTAAGAGACATCGTTCCGAAATTATTCAATTCGTTAAGATAGCCGTTTACAGATGAAGGAATTACAAAAGTAAAATTCATCATGCTTGCACTAAAGTTGTTACCTGTAGACAATTCTAAAGCTGTAATTGCTTCAACAAAATCTTTTTGTCTTTCTAAGAAAGTTTTAGTTGACCATTCAGGAGTAGCATTTGCACCGTTAGGAAGAGTAATATATGCAGGCAGGTTAGGGTCGTTGAGCAATCCGTATGTTTTGTTTTGCCCACCAAAATAACCATAAACCGAAACTTCATTTCTTGCAATTTCCAAAGCAGTAGTTACAGCTGACATTTTTGTGGTTCTTGGGTCTTGTCCTGCTGCAATAGCCATTTTGTCGCTATCGCCACCAAATTCTGCTTCAACCATAAATCTAACAGTGTTTCTCACTTCGTAATCAGTAAGATAAGAAACTTTAGGTGCAGATGCAAATTCACTATAGCCAATAGCATTACCAGTGCGTTGCTCTGTAGCTTGCACTACTTCTTTAGTTAGAAAATCGCCAACCATCGTCATACCAAGTACATTATCAATTTGACGCATTTGCGTCATATCTCTAATTACACCAGGTAAAAACGCTCTAAACAAGTCTTGTCTACCAGAGACAGAACCGCCAATATATGGAGCTTGAGAATCCATTGCACTAAAATTAATTCCTAGCGTATCGCGAGTGATTAATTTTTTTGTGATCTCAACATTCTCTGCTGAGTCTTGAGCACTCATATTGTCATGAGCAATTTTATTGTTAATTAAATCTTGTCTTGAATATCTTTTCATCTTATTTTTCCTTTAATTAGTTAAGTAGCTCTAATACACACAAGCCATTTGCTTCAGCATCAAAATAAAATACTTTGCAATTTGGTATTTGAGTTTGACCCGCACCAGCTGTACCAACACCTAAAGCACCTGTAGTGTTATCAAAGAAAACATCATCGCCAACACTAGCAGTACCGCCAACATTTGCAATAATTCTACCAGTCTTTGCTATGCTCGCTTGAGTTCCACGAGGAATAGAGTTTGTAGAACCAATGCTAGAGCTATAATTAACATATTGCTTAGGCAAAACTAATAGACCTACAAATGTACCAGTTCCGCCTTTTCCTGCTACACCCTCAGAAACTCTAGTGAAAGCAGTACCAATAACATTATCATCACTATTTAGTACATATGTATCTATTTTCTTAACTGTATTGTCGTATAATTCACCTACAACACCAAAAGCTAATTTTTTATTTACTATTGTTTGCATATTTATTTTCCTTTTTTTTTAAAAATTATCGTAAAAAGATTCTTTACCTTTCTTGATTCCAGCGTCCATAGCTACATCAGTATGCACTACTTTTGAGGTTGCAGATAAGTAACCTTTTAATGTAGCAAGCTCTTGTCCTTTATCTGCTGTAATGTCTAATTTCTTAAGGCCATAATCGACAACATCTTTAAAGTCCATATCTAAATGGTCGAAAGAACCAACAACTTTTGAAATTTCGCTAGCTAATCTATCTCTACTTTTGAACTCTTCTTTTAATGCTATCTTAGCATCCATCGCATCTTGAGCCATTGCCTTTTTCTCTTCTTCAATGTCAGAAGCTTTTTTCTCTTCATTTACTTCTGAATCTTTAACCTCTTTGTACTCGTCCTCGGTTTCTTCTTCGACAACTTCTTTGCTATCTATTTTTTCAGATAGCTCATTTATTTTTTCCATAATTGGCTTTAGCATTTCCTCTAAAGATTTTATTAATTCATCATTCATTATAGGTATTTCTCCTGTTGTTATGTCAGTTGTTATGTCATTATAGTCAAATGTTACTATTGCAGAATCGCAAACAGCAACCTCTTTACCCATTCGCCCGTTTTCTACTGTAGCAATATGGTTGCCTCTTAGCTCTGTTTGTATTGCATCGTATTTTTGTCCATCAAAAACGCCACTCTCAAACTTGTATTTGCATTTATAGCCAAGGCTTAATTCTTTCTTTCCGTTTTCTATTATATTTTTTAAACTACCACTATAAACTTTTAAGTTTCCATAAAGTGTATCACCCTCAAAATATATATCTTCGCCAGTTGTTCCTTGGATTCCTTTTTGCTCTGCTGGCGTACCATCAGTGCCAAGCATTTCATGCTCATCTATCCACGGAACTAATTTAAATGAGTCAATAGTTTCTTTATTTGATAGCTCCTCAGCTGGGCGATATACCTTATAAATTCTATCAGGGTCTTCTGCACCTATTGAACTACCTAGATATTCGAATACTCCAACTTTTGATATAGGTCTTTTTTCCACCAAGACAAATCCGTTTTCATCTTCTTCTAATTTATTCATAATTAATATTATAAACCTTAATTAATTTTAAGATATATAAATATTTTATTATTGTCAATAATTAATATTAATAATTTAAAATAATTAATTAAATTCAATAACAGGAGTTTTAAAACATCTGCAATAAGGTAACTGTGCCGGCATTACTTTTTGTTTTGCGTCTCTATCGTATGGCGGGTCGTTAAGTTCGTATATTTGACCATCAAATTCAACATGGGTTTGCCTTTGTGTCTTTCCTGCACTTGAATGATTCCACCTAAATTTAGTAATTCCGTTCTGTCTCATTCTCGCTTCATCAAGTGTAGCGTTTGTTTTTCTTGTTTGGTCTAGTGCTAATAATTTAGCGTTTATTAAAGTCTTACCGCTGAGTATTTGTAATTGTGGAATTAATTCTTTGAGACCCTCGCCTTGGGTTATGCTCCGATAAGTAAAGCCTGAAGCTTGATCAAGATAATCAGCTTGTATACTTCTTATATAACTCGAGGCTTGACTCGCACTAGCTTTTAATATCTCTTTTGTCTCAGCACTCAAGTCTTTAACATTGATTGATAATCCACCGCTTAATTTCTTAAGACTATTTTGCGTTTGTGCTTTAGAATGTCTATTAACGCTATTAGTCATATAGTTAGCAATATTATTGCCCTCTACTTTAAACATAGAATAAAATTTATCTTCTAACTTGCTTAATAGTATTCTAACTTGGCTAGATATACTTGCATCTTGTGCGAAGTATGCTGGGCTTTCTTTTTTGAAAAGTCTTATAACTTCTCTCTCAAACTCTTTAATCATCTTCTTAGTTAGTCTTTCAACTTTTCTAACTGTGTTTTTTTCAATCTCATAATTTGGGCGTAAAGGTTCGCCTACTATAAGATTAGGGTTAAACTTATTTACCCATTTTTGCTTATTGCTTGATAGCTTTAAATTTTTAGCCATTTTTATAATTCTTCAATATTTTCTTTTTCATCAATATCGCTATAATCACTATAATCATTATCAATCATGCCAAAATATGGTGAGTTTTCATCATCTGTTAGTTTTTTATTAATACCATTTTGACCAAGTATGCCAGCATTTGTGTAATTAATATCTGTCCTTGATTTAATTTCATCAATTTCCGCTCTTTCTTTTTCGGTTATGGCGTCTAATTCATTCCACTGAATATAAGCATTGAAATCAATATTAAATTTAGGTTTTATTTCTGATTTAATTAACAATTGATAATGTCTATCAAGAAATGGCTCAAGAATCAAATCTTGTATATTCTCAAGCTCTTCATGATAACTTGATTCCTCTGTATCTCCACTTGAGAAACCTTTCATAGGCGAGTTCAATAGCTTATATGACGGGGTATTAGCAATACTACAAACTAATTGATACTGTGTCATCACATTGACATCGAGATCACTTAATGAAGTCTCTAACTGCTCAATACTATCCTTAGTATCAGCAAATCTTATGCCATAATTATCTCTTAGCTCGACCCATTTTTGCATCGAATCATTGAAAGAATTATAGTCTCCTACCTTGTCGCTCATACCTTCCATTTTGAAAACATTTAAACGCTTAGATTGTACCAGCATCGGGATTTCATTAGCTGTTTTTTCTGCGCCATATAAACGATTATATATTTTCTGTACAAGAGATATTCCCGCATACTGATAAGTTGGCTTAAGTATATCAGCCACTTCATCACCTCGAGTTATCACTAAATGGCTTTTATGATATTTTCTTCCATTAATCTGCCAGTATGTTGGCTCGTAATAATTTAAACTTGCCGGGTCTGAGACATTATCTGAAGTGGTGATAGGCGTACACCATTGTGGGTCTATTTGTGAAATTCCCTTATAACTTCCAGCTTTGACTCCATCAATATTAAAAGGTTTTTCATAGTACTTAGGATCGGTACTTTCTACAACAAATAAAGCTACACGAATGCCAAAAACTTTAGTGAATTGCGCTTGATTAATAAGCTTATCTTTGATTTTATATTTATGCCTATCTAAATTTCTTATTTCATCAAATATTTTACTTTCTATTTTTGTGTCTTCAATAGTTGAAACTTTCCAGCCTTTTCTTATCGCATCTTTTCCAGGTAAACTACAAGCTTTAGAAATTAAACTATTTTGTGCGATAATTGCCATTGCACCAAAACCGATAAAAGAATCGGAAGCAAACCAATCAAAGGCTATTGGATTAACTCCATAATTATTACCCATACTGTAAGCATTGTTGAAACATACAGAATCCATGCCTGTATGTTGGATGTTTGGCTTGGATTTAATCGATTTATTGAAAGCATTATCTATTATTTGATTTGTGGTTGGCTTCTGTAATCTTCTACCCCAAAACAAACTTTTTTCTTTGTTTTTTTCTTCTACAACAGGGATATCAATTACTACTTTTTTTTTCTTAAATATATTAAACATTATTTAACCTTAATAATTTATATAAATTTATTTTAGCATATTTTGATAAATATTAACCAAAAAATGAAGATGATTTTTTTTCTAATTCTGATATACCATCGTTCAACACATCTACTTGGTCATCATGCTTTCCATTTGGGAATACTAAAAGCTCTGGTATTAGGTCTGATAAATAGTCCGCTCCATCTCTAAAATAAACTCTGCCACTAGCCATATATGGAACGGCATCATAAGCCCTTGTTATCTTATCGTTGTTTCTTTGAATTGCTTTAACGGTTATATTATTTTCCCTTTGAAGTGATTGAATTAATCCAGTACCACTAGCTTTATCTTCCACACATAAATTTCTTAGCCTGCCGTTAGATAAATTTTTATGCTTCTCCCAAAATGATGTAGTCATTTGCTTTAGCTCTGGAGCTTCCCACTTTCCTCTCAGCTGGTCTATCAGATAAGCATCTTTATTTGCTGTATATCCCCACACCTGCAATACACTATAATCATTTGCTTCTTTAGTTTTCATTGCCGTATCAGCAAACATTAATCTATATTTAAATTGAGGCTCTATTGTGTAATATTTAAACCGATCTTGCTTGTACAATCCACCTCCCTTAGGTGCTGGCGTCTGCATATATTGTCCAGCAAATACGTAAGGATTAGCACTTTCTATTCTACGCAAATCTTCTATAGAATGCTTATATTCCCACAAAGGCAATCCATCATCATCAATAGCTGGTATATTAAGATGTGTCCAATCTTCCCCATTACCGCCATTTAACAAAAAACCGCTTAAGTCTTCCTCATGTAGTCTTTGCATGATTAATATAATTGGCGTATCTTTTGAGTTGGTTCGGCTTTCTATAGTTGTGCTAAACCAATCAATAACATTGTTACGCATAGTATCGCTGTTAGCTTCCCCAGCCTTGTGTGGATCATCTATAATTATTGCACCCTTGAAATTGGTTGACATACCACCAGCACCATAGCCTGTGATAGTACCATCTGCACCCGTAGCGTATACACAACCGCCAGCATTTGTCCGCCACTCGTCTTTTGCGTTGCTATCGTTCCTTAGTCCTATTTCTCCAAATATTTCCTCAAAGGTTTCGCCCTCAACTATTGCTCTAGCATTCCATGTATTGTTAGTAGCTAATCTCTTAGAATAACTCGCATGAATAAATTCGCTATCTGGATAATTACCAATACACCAAGCAATGAAGTTGATAACTGCTAACTCTGTCTTTGAATATCTCGGGGGTATATTAATTATAAGCCTTTTAATGTCGCCAATAACAACACGCTCAAGATGTTCACATATAACCTTATGATGCAAGTTTTCTACCCAGTCGATACCTTTACGGCTTTTGAAAATAGCTTTTGAAAAAGTTAGTAGATCAGTTCTACAATTGACGATGTCATTTATTTGCATACTTTGCCTTCAGGGCTTCTGTGATTAAATTGCTATTATTATCGTTATTCTGCTGTGCATTAGTATTATTAACTGTTACTTGACTGCTAGCGTGTCTTTGGTTTACTCCAAGAGTAACACTAGCCTTATCAACTGTATCAGCTAAATTTTTTAAGTCCGCACTATTCAATTCTCTTTCTTGAAATGATTGCATACCATCGCCGACATTTACTTTCTCAATAGTCTTGTTTGATGATATCATTTGGCTAGCTTTATCAAGTATCTTATTAGATATATTGTCAACTTTAATCCTATTAGCAACCTCATTTTCTATAGCTTTTATTTCTACTAAATTTTTACTAAGTTTTTTAGCTGTTTCATACTCCACTCCAGTCCTTACTATATCTACATTTGATTGATCTATATTTACTAACATTTTCTTGGCTATTGGCTGACTTATTTGATGGTGTTTAGCTACAGCATAATAGCTATTAAATCTACCAGCTTTCCACTCTGCAATTATCTGATTTTTTTTTCTAGTACTTAAAGACACTTATAACCCCTTATCTAAAATAACTTCTATTTTATGGTAATGATAATACGGGATTCTTATTAGTTTTATATTTTGTTTTAAACAAAAATCATTTTTTATTTTATCTCTATTTTTAATTTCATCTGTTAGTTTAGACATTGTTAATATCACTCATAGTTATATCATTATCGCTATTTTTCTATCTACTATCTCATCTGCATCAAACCAAAAATCTTTACCATCTTTGAGTTGGTTAAATTCTTCTTCATTAATGCCTAAATAAAAATTATTCATCAATGCATGTATTATTCTCATATTACAACTTAAATTTGATTGCAACTCTTGAGATTTTCCATTTATACATTGTGAGAATGTATGATACATTAATGAAGAATGTGAGTATACATATCTATTGTGACAAGCTCCAAATAATAAAGCTCCAGCAGAATAGCCAAAATTTAAATAAGCGTTGACTGTAGCAGTAGTTTTTTGCAAAATGTTTATATAATTAATTAGCAAACTTACAACACCACCATTCGAGCTTATATGAATATTTAAAGTATCTTTTTTGTCAAGTTGAGACAATTTATTAATTATCATGTTGTGACCTAGCTCTGAATCATCGAACTCGCCCACATACAAATCATAAATATTTTTTGTGTTACTTATAAGTGAAAAGTTTTCTTCTTTGGTGTGAATTTCTATTTGTTTATATTCTGATTTTTTTTTGCTCACAATTGTCTCCTTTGTGCAAAGTCCTGTTTAAAAGGCAGGAGGTGGACATTCCTCTTTTCGGGATATCTCCCTAGCCAAAATTAATAATACAATTATTTCGTTATAAAATCAATATTAATTTTTTACTCTTTCAAATTTGTCATTTGTTGTTAAAATCTCGACAAACTCTGGTTCAATTATTAAACCCTCGTCTTCGTATCTTCTAATACATCGATCAACATAATCATAATTTAGCTTGCGTATTTTTTCCATGAACTCGAATACTAGAGTTTTATCATTAAAATATTCTTGATAACCTTCTAGCCAAAAACAAACTTTATTGCCACCAATCAAACTACAGCTAAGATGTTCAATCTGTTTTTTCATGTTAATACGCATAAATTTTCTTAATATGACATCCTCGCCAGCAATGTAGCCACTAACTATTATCTCACATATCTTTACGATTACATCACAATTGTCTTCAACATCTCCATGTATGTCGATAAAATAAAAATTATTGCCATCTGATAATTTCTGTTCATTCATAAATAAGCTAACTATTTTTTCTAAATATATTTTTCTTAATTTGTTGACTTCCATTTCATTTGTCCTTTTTACTCAACTTTATATTGCAATTTGGGATTTCAAAATCATCATCAGTAATCAACTCTCTTATACTTTTTCTGTCCTTTACATATATGCAATACCAATAAGCATCATAGCTATCAGTAATTAACTTTCTCATATTTTTTCTATCTTTTACATCTCTGCAATATACATATGCTTCATAACTTGTCATCTTATTTCTCCATATCCAATTTTTTAAACGCTTGATAAATTTTAATAAATAAACCTTTTTTATTTTGCGACTTTTCAAATCTTGATATTATCTCCATTTCAATATCGTTATTTTTTATCAAATCAAATTTAATTTGTTTTACATTGTTCTTACAATACTTTTTTTGTGCTTTAATTAAAGATTTACTTCTAGACATATTTTTCCTTTTAAATTAACTTTATATTATCTAATTCATCAATCAAAGCATCATCAGTAATCAACTTTCTTATACTTTTTCTGTCTTTTACATCTCTGCAATACCAAAAAGCATGATATCTATCAGTAATCAACTCTCTTATACTTTTTCTGTCCTTTACATATATGCAATACCAATAAGCATCATAGCTATCAGTAATTAACTTTCTCATATTTTTTCTATCTTTTACATCTCTGCAATACCAAAAAACATGATATCTATCAGTAATTAACTTTCTCATATTTTTTCTATCTTTGACATCTTTGCAATACCAAAAAGCATTCTTGCTATCAGTAATCAACTTTCTAATGCTTTTTCTGTCCTTTACATATATGCAATACCAATAAGCATCATTGCTATCAGTAATCAATCGTCTAATTTCTTTAGTATCTTTGACATCTCTACAATATACATATGCTTCATAACTTGTCATTTTTTCTTTCATTTTATTTGTCCTTTTTATCTAATTTATTAAATTCTTATCTATATTATAGCGTACTATATAATATAAGTCAATATTTTATAGATTATTTAAATTATTAAAAAGGAATATCATCATCAAAGTTATTACCTTGACCACTACCACCAATAAACTCAAAGCTTATGCCTTTTATTTGTGTTCTATAATTACCCTCTTTATCTTGATAATAATCGATACTTCCAGTAATTGCTAATTGACTACCTTTCGAGCAATAATTCTCTAAAGCTTCTGCTTGTTTATTCCAGAAAGATACATTATGCCAATTAGTCTTTTTGTTATCTCCAAAACCATCGGTAGTAGCAAGAGCTAAACTTGTAACTTTATTTTCGCCCACTTGTCTTAGCTCTACATCTTTTCCAAGTCTTCCAACCAAATTAACTATATTCATTATTTTATATTTCCAAATGTTGTGCTAAAAAAATCGAAGTGTTTAGACTTCATATATTTTTTAACATGGTTTTTATTTTTATTGTATTTTTCTTTTAAACCAATTGTAATTTTTTCAATTCTATAACTTTCTTTGATTTTATTGTTTAGATTAATAGCAAATTTAATTCTACAAAATTGAATATTAGTAAGATATTTACAATTTACAATTTTTTGATACCTAATTCCTGCACTTGATTTAACATTAACTTTAATAGGTTTATATTTAACTTTTAAGTCTAGCTTGCTTATAAAACTATTAACAGTAGTTTCAGATATTCCAAGTTCTTGAGATGCTTCCTTAATTGTATAATTCATATCTTATTTCTTAATACTGTATTATATTTTCTATTTCAACATCTTCATAATCGCATAGGTCGCAATCAACATCTTGAATATATTTATTTTCTTCCATATCTACACCTTTAAATTCTTATACATCTCTTCTATTTCATCTTTAAATGCAATCAGTTGCTCTTTTGTTAATGGCTTCATTTTACTCCAATTAGAGCCATTTCTCTTCCCTGAAAATGAAAAAGTTCCATCATTGACAGCATCATAAAATCTTAAAGATTTATCTGCTTTCATATCATCATCCCAAACTATAACTGGTTGAGTATCATATAGACTACGCTCTTCGTTGTAGTCTAGTATTTGCCAAACATCTTTATCAGTATGAGAAACAAAACTTCCGTATACAATATTTAAGATTACTTCAGAATTACTAGGAGATAATACAACTTCTCCTGTTTCACTTGCTGTAAATTTGACTACAAGCACATCATCTTTACCTTTGGCAAATATAGGGTACTTAATTTCTTCTTTAACTTCTTGTTTAACTTCTTGTTTCTCACTTGCGGGAAATACAACCTTTCCTAATTTTTCATCCCATTCATATCCTTTTTTAAAAGCCTTTTCAAAAGATATCACTTTGTAGTAATTTTTGGTTTTAAGTTTATTTAGAGTACCAAAATTACCATTGACTATAAGTAGACAATAATCATCCCCTACAGAATAAAACTCAGATTTGTCTAAAAAACTATTCCCATTGCACCACTTATAACCTTTACTATGGGCATAAGTACGCAGAGCCAAGTCTTTAGCTTCTGTATCACAATGTACTGCTACATTTTTATTAAATATTTTTTTCTTAAACATTATTTATCTCCAGTTAAGTTATTGCCTAGGTGGTGTGGCGACTGGAACGCCCTAGGCAAACTTTGATTATGATTAATTTAAGACACCACTCTTGAATTATCAACGAATTTGATAGATATATTATATCAAGATATGTCGTATATTTCAATCTTTACACCTTCAAATTCTGCATATTGTTTTCTTGAATCAAGCTGACATACTTGAGAATCATCAACGAAAGCTACACCATTTAGTGCGTCGAAAACCGATTTTAGCAAATTATCTTTATCTGGCCTTGAAATATGCCATTTTGCATCAGCTTTCTTTTGCTTGCTCCAGCTCTTGGGAATTTTATAAAAAAATTCTACTTTCATGCCTACCGCACCTTCGAGAGGTTTTTTCATCTTTGTTTTAGCTATCAACTTCAAACCATTTTTCCACGCTGTATAGTCCTTAGCGTTGTAAGTAACTCTACTTGTAACTCGTGGTCTTGGTGCTGGCTTAGGCTTAACTAGATAGCATATATTAATCATTTTATTAATTATCTCCATGATATATTGCGACTACTTTTCATATTCAATTATTTCTACTGGCTTTTTTTTCATATTATTTAGCCCTTTTTATTGATATAATTTCCATTTTATAAAATTCTTTGGAATCCTGTTGGAGCATAAGATGTACCGTGTTCTGCATCAATTTTTCTTAAGAAATTTTCTATCTGTAAATGTATATTACTTGCTATTTCATATTCTTCCTCATAGAATTCATCATAATCTGAATAAAATTCAGACCACATAGAATCATCCGCAGGTAAATCTTCTGGTGACCAAGATAAGTCATTATCAATTCCAACATTTTTCAAAAGCATATTAAATGATTCATCATTATCACCACATAACCAAGAATTAAATGTAGAAAAATTAACACTTTCGCTTATAAGCAATGCATCCAAATTAGAGTGCAGATCATGTCTCATGCTACATACTTTAGCAATTGCATCGTGCTGTTCTTCAGTTAATGAAGATATTTGCTTTTGAATTTCCATTCTTTTAGCTGAATTTTCTGCTCTTCTTTGATATTGATCTTTGTTTAAAATTGACATTGTTATCCTTTTTTCTTATTTATGTTACTATTATAGTCGATTATAATTGTTTTGTCAACTTATTATTTATTTTTTTGATAAAAATCAATTAAAAACTTTAACTTGTCTATGTTGTTTTTTTGATTTAAATCATTAATTATATTTATATATTTACTGTCACTCGGCTTTAATTTCACTTCGAATCTTTTAGTTATTTTAGTCCATTCAACAGCATTTTGAGATCTTATTTTTTTTGTTTTTTCTGAGTTTGAATTAGCCATTTCATTGTCCTAGTATTTTTTTTGATGATATTTTATTTTATATTTTTTTCTTGATTAATGATCTGTTGCTATGCTGTTTTTTTGATTGGGTTTTCATTTTGATTACCATATAAAAATTGTTTACAAGCTTCTATCTTGTTTGGATTTCTTGCAATTTCTTGTGAGAGATCATGAGCATTAATTAAAGCTTGCATAAACTCTTTAAATGTAAATTTAGTACCTCTAACATCATCTAAAGCCATCTGAGCATGATGAATTTGAAAATCATCTGTGTGCATAACATAAGCCCATATATGGCTTACGAATTCATCTATGTTTGCTTGGTTATGCTTTTCTATTAATTCAGATCTTAATTCATTTGATAAGTTCATATCTAAAAAAGGTGCAAACTCTTTGTTGCATAATTGCTGTAGATTTTGCTTAGTAAGCTTTGCTTCGCATTCTAATTGCTGATTAGAAACCTGCTTATAGACCGAATGTCTTTTAGCTTGTTTAGCTTCTAGTTCTGCTTTGATGTCGCTTGGCTTAGGAGTAATACGGCTATTGTTTATGTAGCTACCACAAGCCTTGCCAACATCTTCAAAAGTGTAATACTGTAATACCTTATGCCAAATGTTTATCTTTATTTTGTTTTTCTCATTATCATCAGAATCTAAAATATTGTAATTAGCATCTAACAACTTCATTATTTTTTTTGTGTCTTCAATTATCATAATCCCATATCCTCGAATGCTCTGTCTAATCTTGATTGTGGCTTAGGCTGATTAAGGTAGCTCTCCATTTTTGTACCAAATAGCGTTTGGGGTCTCAGATAAGCAACCATTTCACTGTTTGATGACCACTGCCTTGTTTTGTTTTCAATAACTGTTTTGAAATCTTCTAAGGTAAAACCTTCTTTAACTCTTGCTTTAATATATTTTCTATTCAAAGGTGTAGTTGATTTGTAGTTTGTTTTAGCTACTTGATTTAAATGATCAATAACTTCTTTGGTTATATCTCCCGCTTCAATTACTCCATTATCAGATCCTGAAAAAGAGACTATAGAGTTATTACTATATGTAATATTATTATTCTTATATATATCTTTAGATATATTATTATTCTCTGTTAATTTTTCTTTACTAGGGGTAGTAAACTTTTCTTTACTAGGGTTGTTAATAATTGTTATGTACCTAGTGTCAATTTGTTTACTACCTTTTTTGTATGTTACTTTTCTGTTTATATAGCCACAATTTTCTAATTGTGATAGCCATTTTTGAATTGATACTCTGCTTACATTGTATAATTTAGCAAAGTATTCAGATGATGCTGTGCAATTTCCATTCATATTGCATAAAGCAGTTATTTCAGCATATAATAGTTTAGCATTAGCTGTTAATTCTTTATCGTACCTGACATTTGCGGTGATTATAGCGTAATAATTTGGTTTTTCTTTTTTTGATATTTCAGTCATAATTAACTCCTATTTAGTGGGGGAGGTGAGACAGCTAATAGGATAAGCTCTCCCCCAAACTTTGGTACATAAAGCTAAGGTCTCACGCTCAGCTTATGCAAATTTGATACTAGTATTATAACACAATAAATAAAATAATTAATATTAATATTCAATACTTATTTAAGCTCTTTTTCTTTTCTTATCATCATTCTCAAGACAGCCTGCATTGTCATATCTTTAGATTTTGCTAACTCATTCAAGTCTTCTAGAATTTTCTTGTTTACTCGCATATGCGTTGTTGTACTACTCATTATTATTATCCTTAGTTTTTATTTTTTAGTAATTTTATTTACTTTGCTTTTCAGCTCATTAAACAAATCATTAAAGTATTTTATTTGTTCTTTAGTTGATATTGAAGCAAACGCACTACCATATTTGTGATATAAAGTCTCAGTAATTTTAGTTTTAAGCTCTTTTTTTTCATAAATTATTCTTATTTTGTCAAGCCCATTGACAAAAAAAGTATTTGGGTATTTATTCCATTGAATAAGTGTACCTGCTTCAACTAGATCAATTATCGCTTGCGGGTAATCAAGCAACATCTCTCTAGCATCTTCATTTCTTGCAAGTCTTTTCTGTTCTCTTTCTATAGCCTGCTTGGTTTTTTCAATAGACGCATATTGGTTGCGTATACTATCATTTATCTTTTCGTGAGCATTAAACCACGCACCACCACCACGCTTATCATTGACTGGCGAACCATGCGTCATTGCTTGGTGCTTATATAGTGAGTTGAAATTATCATCCTGTTTAGCTTCTTTTTTTTCCAAAGAGTTTTTCAATATTTCTAATCTTTTCATTTTACTTGTCCTTTTGATTGTTGTTTAATTTATGTATATAGTATAACACAAGTTATACATAATTCAATAAATAAAGTAAACTTTTTTATAAATTATTATCTTTACAAAAAATAAAAGTATGATAATATATATGTTTTCAATAACATAGGGAAATATTCAAATGAAAAAATCAAACATTACAGACACTATAAATGCAGTTAAAATGCTTCATGGAATAAATAAATCGTCTATAGCTAATTACTTAGATATATCAAGGCAATTATTTAGGTATCATGAAGGTCATAATAGCTTTAGTGATGAGCAAGTAGATAAGATAATTGCATTAGTTCATTCTCCACAAAATATATTTATTAAATAATTAAAATAATACTTTACTTTTTGTAAAATAGTTGTATACTTATCTCATAGCGTAACAGAATGATTGTTACCAAATCAAAAGATATTTAAAAACTTATTCAAATCTGTGAGGTAAACGAACCTATCCCGATAACGCTGCAATAAAGGGTAACAGCATAGGCAAGTAGAAGTAGCAGACTAATTATATTAGATGATAGCTTTTATACAGTAGTTATTATTTAATGTAGTTAATTAATCAAAGGAGAATTATTATGAAATACGATTTAGATTTGAGTGAAGCTTATGTAGATGAGCTTGAAAATATAGAAGTATCTGGTCTAGATGATGAGCAAATGAAAACATTCTTGTTTGATTGCTTCTGTGATAACAATATAATTGCAAAGGTTTGGCAATCAATTGAAGATAATTATTTTAAGGGTAGTCCTCACAAAGTATATACA